ATGTAATTGTAAATACTCAATTTCTGTACGTTTAGCGTCTTGTTCAGCAACAGCTTCTCTATAAGTCCTTTCGGTTCTAGCTTTAAACCAATTAACTTCATTTTCCATTTGAGCTTTTTGAGCTTCTAATTGGATTTTAGCTTCATTAAGTTGCTCTACTTTATTCTAAAGTTGTTGTGCTTGTTTTTGTATTTGTTGTAATTCTTGCTACATCTATTCGTTTTGTTGTTGAAGTTGTTGCATTTGGTTCATTTCTTCTTTTTGTTTCTTAATTGCCTTTTGCACTTTACTTCTAAAATCTGGAACATTTTCTGTTGTAACCGCATCTACAATAAGTTCTGGACCCATTATTTGAGATTTAATTAAATCAGGAACTAATGCTTTTAACTGTTCTAATTGTCTAGTAACATTAGAACTTGTTACAATATGAATATCGTAATCACTAATTGTAAAATATTCAGGAAGTGCAGTAAAAACTCGCTGTCGCTTATCTCCTAAAATTATAGTTCCTTGTAGTCCTTTTTTAAATACAATCTTTGCTAGATTCAACGCGTCTAATAACATTTCTTCTACTACAACGTCCATCTATTGATAATATTGTTTTGTTATAATAAAAGAGTTATTAACAGATGTTTGAACATTGGTCACAGCATCTTTTTGTTGAATTCCATTTAATCTTTCTCTAAACACTCCAGTAATAGATGATGCTGTTTGCTCTACAGAATCAATTGCTATTTGTATAGCTTGAACGGTTTGTGCTTTAATAGTATCGTCATATCCGTTAAATATAGTATTTATTGGAGCTTGACCTGAACCTAATCTTCCTTCCTAAGAAGTATCAATTGGAGCAATACCTGCTTTTTTATAAGCTAAAAATTTCTGTAGTCTTTCTGGAAGATTTACTCCTAAAAATTTTGGTAACATAGATACATCAATCCAATCACCAACATTACCAGAACTTGCGATTAAATTATCTCGATAAAAATGTAGTAAATTATATTTATCTTGAAGAGAAGCACAAGCTAATACCAACGAATAAGGTTCTGAACTTCTATTAGTAAAGTATACACCATTTACTGATAAAGAACATCTTGTTGGATCATCTTGACTTCTTATAACATTTTCATCCTCTCCATAAAGTATAAATATACTTTCTCCAATTCTTACAGTTTTATATCTCTACATTACATGTTTTTTATCTGTCTTTATCCATTCAACTTCATATACAGGAATTAATTTATAATTATAAGTATTATATGGTCCTGTAGGATATCCTGGAACTATTTCTTTACCTGCTTGTAATCCATCAGTTTGTGGTGTACCGTCGGCATTTGTAAAAGAACGAATATAATATGTAGATGTATCAAAAGCATCTTGCCAAGATTCATTTATTAAATCTAAATCTTTCTTATGCAGTTTCTTACCGTACATGTTTAAAATATCTGGTTTAGTTAACCATTTTCTTACAACAGCTCGATAAGAATCTTTAACATAAGGAGATTCTGGATTTTTGTCAATAAATGTATTTAACGGATCTAATACCTCAATTGTAACATTATTGTTAGCAGGAGTTGGCTTTACTCTATAAAAAGTATATCCAGTAATTAATAAATCCGTTAATAATTTTCTTAGTTTTGTTATTATGTCTGTTTTTCTAGATTGCATAATATACTATACAACATCTTGTGCAGCTGCTTCGTACTAAGATATAAAGTTTTGATCTAAATCTTCTATTAGATTATCTATATCCTACTGGACTGAATTATCAACAATTTTACCTTGTTGACCATTCTGTAAAAATTCCAATAGTTTATTATTTAATCGTTTTTGTAAGAACTCATATACTTCTTTAGTTATTTTAAGTTCTTTTTCACGAGTAATTTTACTTAATGTAGCAGAGTCTTTACAAGTTACTTTAGGTAAAATTGGAGTTCCTAAATATTCTCCTACTAAAGCATCAATATGTTTTTTAATTAAAGGAATAAATTCAACGGATGTTGGATTACCTATTCCGTAATTTTCTTCGAGATATCTATACTAATCAGCATCCATTTTTCCATTATAGTAATTGTATGCTTTCTATAAATCCCATTTTGGATATACTAGCTCTGCTATTGTTTTATTAGTATAATCAATTAATTCTTGGTCTTTCATTTGCAATTACATCTTGAATCAATTGGACAACCATTATCTGGATATACTTTATAACCTAAAAACCATTTACTATGGTTCCAACTTCTGTCTCTTAATTCTTGTTTAAAAAATTTTAAAAATTTTTCTCCTTCTAATTGAGCAGAAATATTAATAGGTCTTTCGTCATTATTCATTCCTAAACGAACATTATATCCGAATGGTTTTAATCTAGTTACTTTTAAAGTACCTATATATTTTTTATTATATGTTTCCTCAATTGCGTCGAGGATCACTTGTTCTGTTATATCCATCATAGTATTGTTCTGGATAAATATTAAATTTAGGAACGTTATTATCTTTCTTTGGAATTACTCCAAATTTTTTTCTTCCATATTCATCTTTATACCAACCTATATCCTACCATTCTTTTTCAGACTCTGGTTCTAAATCAGTTGGTCTAATTCCAGTAAGTTCTTCGTCTGCAAGTTCAGCCATTCCCCAGGCTGCAATAATATCAAATTTACCTTTCTATTCATCAGAATATCTGGTTGCCTAATCTAAAAATTCAGGAAACCAGATTTCATTACAATAATCGTCAATAAAATCTCGAATTAAATCTGTCTGATGTGATATGACTGCAGGTGTTGCAGGAGTACCAATTGCTTTACTGTGTTTACCATTTGGATCTGGATAAGTAGCTTTTGGCCTTGCCATTAAATAATTTAACATCCCGTTACTTTGTAACCAAGTTTTCATAGACAAACGAGTTGCTTCTATATTAGCTCTACAATTATACCACATCATTAATTTTAATGCTGTCTAATATGCTTCTCGTTCATTATCAGGCCTATCCATATAGTATGCAACATACTGTGGAGGTCTAGTACCAAAAGCCCTTCTTTTAATAACAATACAAAATTTAGAAGGATCTTTAGTTAAGTCAGATGTTTGTTCTTCACCAATATCGATAGAGTCAATTCCTGCAACATATAAGTTGCGCATTTCACTATATGAAATTTCATTTCCATCTTCATCAGTAGTAGCTCCATTTTCCCATAAAGGTTTTTCTATAATATGAATTTTACCTTGATTTCCAGGAACCCATCTAACTCCAGAAACGTTTTTTATTTCTCTATCTCCTTTATATATAAACTAAAGTTCTCCGTTTTGTATTTTCGGTCCTTCTTTAAGAAGTCTTATTCTAGTAATCTAATCTGTTAGTAATACTTTATTAAATTTGTTAGTTCCTTCAAGTGCAAACGCTTCTTCTGCTGTATAACAGAATTCTGCACAATACTCAACTAACTTTTTAGGAGTAGCTTCACGTTTCTTTCTTTCTATATCATAGAACTCAGTTCTTGCTCTTTCATCATCGCACACACCTCTTTCATCAACAAATCCTTTTTTATAAAGAGCTGTATATGCTGGAATAAAGAAGCAAGTAAAAGTCCAGGTTCCATCAGGAGTATAGTTATGATAGAAAGGTAATATATCTACAGATTGTGGATTATAATACATATCGATAAGTCCAGCCATTTGTGGACCAGTATCTCCACCAGTTCCACCAGCTACAATTACTCCGATTTTATTACCACCAAGAGTTGTTAAAGCCTCAGCTTTAACGAAAGATTTACTAAAGATAGGATTAGAACCTGCTTCTTCTAATATTAACAAGTCAGCACGATCGCCACGAATCTTAGAATCTTTTTCTGCAATAATTCCTTCTATTTGAGACATGAAACCGTCTTCTACTTTCTGACCATTAATCATCTTATAATAAGATGCTCTTTTCTTTAACTGAGAATCAATAACTTGACGGAGTTTAAAGAATCCTAAATCGGTTTCATCATTTAAAAAAGTAAGTTCATTCCATACTTTTTCTAAAGATTTTTCAACATAATTAGAATTAAATGCTGTTAATATAGAGTTACTTCCTCTATGGCAAGAATATTCATTTGCTATTAATGCAGCATTAATTTCAGAAAATCCGATACCACGACTTTTCATCAATCCACAATTTTTATGTAATGATCTACATAATTCATAATAATGAAAGAACTCATATTGATATGTATAAAAATTAGGATATATAGAAAGTCTAGAAGTACCAGCTTTTTCAACGTCAGGATTAGGAAGTTGATAATAGTTTAAGAAGAAATAATGAGGTCCAGTTATAGTGTATCCATTAACAGTATATCCATTAATGCATCTTTCATATTCTTTAGTCCAGAAATCATGATATAATTTAGAACCAAATTGGTACTAACAGTAATGTCCTGTTTTTATTTTTGTATCTCTAGCTTCTGTAAACCAAGCAGGATTAAAATCTAAACCTTTATCTTTTGTAATAGGCTTGTATCCTGTTAGCTCATACGAAAGTCTTTTATCAAAGAATTCTATATCTTTTCCAAGTGGAACATCCCACTTTCCAGAACGATATTCTTTTTTAACTTCCTCTACAATTTCATGAAATTCATCATCTTCTTTTTTCTTAGTTTCATTGACTACATTAATAAGTTGTTGAATTTCATCTGGAACCTAAACTTTTTTAGGCCTTCCTCTTTTACGTTTAACCTCCATACATAAATCCTTCGACTGCTCCGCCTCTTAATCTTGAGTCTTCAGCCATTTCTTTCTTAACTTGACCTTCAAGAGTTTTAAGTTCATCATTAACTTTTGATAATTGAGAAATCTCAGCCATAATATCCTTTACTTTATATAAAGGTTTACCTGTTTGTAAATCTCTCTCTTGAGGATCAATATTCTCAAAATAGTCAGTAAATTTATCTACCGTCTTTTGAGCAGCGTGTAACATCCTAATTGTTCGATTGCTTTCTTGCAAATCTCTATATTTTCTACACGCTGCTCTAAAGTTTGGATCGTTGAACTCTTCTTCAGAAAGTCCTGAATCTTTTAGAGCTTCCTGATGACGTTCTTGTTCAGAGAAACCAGAATAGATTGATTTCCAATCTAATGCTAGCCATATATAGGTAAACTCACGAAATGCTCGTAAGTGTTCCACACCATGTGGGTCTTCTTTACATTTATTTCTTTCATTCTACATTAAGACTGCAAACTCTCTTACTAAAAGAATCTGACTGTCTTCAAGTTCAACTTTCCCTGTCTTATTATCATATTGAAATATATGTAACATTATTTTAATTATTTATTATTATACGGAGCCTATGTTCTATTAGGAACCCAAACAAGTTTTCCATTCTTCATTACATATTTTCCAGGTTTTGTAGATTGTATTTCCTAGTCGTTATATTTATTTACTAGTATAGAATCTTTTCCTGCTTGGTCTAATTGTTTTTTAGGAACAAATTTAGTTTTTATCTATTTTGCCCCATGTTGATAAAAGGGATTCCGTTTAAACTACCTCCATTAAACATTTTACCAATTCCTGATTTACCACCATGTCCTTTTGGGTAACCGCTTATTGAACCAATTCTTCCAATTGAAGATGCTTTAGCTCCTCTATGGAATCTTTTTTGTTTTTCTCCACCAAAAGCTGTTCCTTTATATGTTGTTCCAGCTTTTTGTCTGTTTTGCATTCTACCAGTTTTACCTGTTGCGTGATGCCCTACAAGTCCTACATTTGTGGGTTTCTTTTTACCTTCATCACCAAATGCTGTAAACTTATTAGGTTTATCATGTGGGTTTAAGTTATGAGTTCCTCTTTCATTGAAAGCTTTACGTCCACCCCATCTTCCAGCATGGTTTGTAGAAATGACATTAGCTCCTCTTTCTTCGCCAAAAGCAGTATGCTTATTTCTATTCATAGCGCCACCTTTAGCAAACATTTCAGTAAGAATGTTTTCCATTACACCACCTGCTTTATGAAATTTTAATCCGCCACAAGCTTTCTTAGATTTACCTCCGCCGCAGTTTTTCTCGATTTTCTTTTGACATTTCTTACAAACTTTTCCGCCTGCTTTAAAATATGTCATTTCATAACCATCTGGACATTCACCTTTTAATTTCTTAATATAACTTAATTTAGCTCCGTTACGTGCTACTTGAGGAGCACCACCTTGCATTTGATTCATAACTTGCATGATAACTTGAGCTAATTGTCCTGCTTGTTGATCTCCTTGTTGTGCGGCTTCCATAATTTGTTGAATTTGAGCAGATGCCTATTGATCTCCACCCATAGCTGCTTGTACTAACTAAACAATTTGTTCTTGCGGGTCTGCAGCCATTCCACCTTCTTGATATTTTCTTATCATACGATTATTTATTTAATTTTAATTAAATCTTTGGTATTAAATACAGCTTCTTGCATTTCACCAGTTGATGTAAACCATCTGCATTTAATTCCTTTCAAAATAGGTTCTTTATTATCTACTTTATTTTTAAATATATAAGTTTCTTTCTTTAATACCAACATTGTTGGCTTGTTAGGGATATCCTACTTTAAAGTAACGACATCACCTGGCATAAAATATATTTTATCAATTATTTCCATTTGTCATTAAATTTTTAAATCTATCTGCTAAACCAACATTTACTGTAATCATAATACTGTGTTCATTCACAAGTACTAACCCTTGTTTGTAAAAAGGTACAGGTGTCTCTGATGGTTTTCTCCACATAACTACATCACCTTCTTTTAGGTATTTACATGTGGGTCCGACTTCTTGGACTACACCATAATGTATGAATGATTCTTCTTCTTCCCATTCTCCTGTTTCTCTAGACTTATATTCTGGAGTTAAACCTCCTGTGTCTGTAATAATAAGACCTTCTCTTTTAATTCTTTGGAATGGATTTTGAGCCAGTGGTTTTATTAATACGCCTTCATATAAAGGTTTGATTTCTAATTTATTTAAATCTGCAGTTAAACTCTCAGTATATTCCTGAAGAAGCTTTTCGTGCTCATTTAGCTTAGCTACATATTCATCCACTTTCTCATTAAATTTTGCTTTAGCATTATCTTCTACTATATTATCAATATCTCTATTAGCTGACATATTAAACATTTCTCTACCGTCAGATTCTATGCCAGCTGCTGTTTCATACACTTTCATTGCATCAGTCTTGTTGAGATTTACCTCGTGACCATTAATTCTTGCCATATTAATTCAATTACCATTTATGTGCGGGACAGTGTGCATTATTTAATGTAGTTTTTGCTTTTAATCTACAGCCACATCCCTTAAAATAACCATCTTTTTTTACTGTACTTGTTTCATCTGTTTCTGGATCAATCCACAGTCTAGGATTACATAAACCGCCTGTTGTGTTCTTAAATAGAGGACACTTATGACAAATTTCGAGTCTAGTTTCAGAGAGGCTTTTGTTTAATCCTAACATTTCATTAGCATGTCCTTTTACTATATTTCCTATTTCCATAATTAATTAATTTAAAAGGAATAGTATTAATCCGTTTGACACCATTTGTTTCATACGCTATTTTCTATAATGTCTAATTATTTAAGATTACGTCTACTAGGATTAATATTCTATTCTCTCATATTTTTTTAATTGTTTTTCATGTACTAATTGTTTTTTATAGTATCTTAACATCTGTTCTACTTCTTTTTCAAGATAAGGTAAATGATATATTGTTTCTTTACCACTATGATCAAAATGAACTAAAACTAAATCTTTTATTTTAAAATTAGGATTTAGTTTCTTCACCATCCAAGCATATGTTGATAATTGTAAAGTATAATGATTTAAATTACAATCATCTAATGTATTTAACGGATATAACATCTTAGCTGTTTGTTTTAATCGAGTATCAAATCCTCCTTTTGTTTTAATCTCTTTATTAGTTTTCCAATCACATATTGTAATTTCATTTCCGTTCTTTACTAATAAATCAATCTGTCCAGCTATCTTAAGTATTCCATCTTTAGATGTTCTAGATATTAAATATTCAGGATATACTCCATTTTCTAAATCTAGATTAGTCCTTCCTTTATCACATATAAATTTTCCTCCTATTCCAAATCTTTTTAAAGAAACATTAGCTCCCATTTTATACATACTGTTTTCTAAATCAGCATGAATTTTGGTTCCTCTTTCACAAGACTCACGATTAGTTTTATCCCATTCGTCTAATATGTCTTGTTGAGTTTTATTAAATGTATTAATTGAAATATTATATACATTCAATATTTCAGAATCAAATTTGTGTGTATTCAGTAATGATTTTTTCTCTATCTTCCAATCTTCTTTGGACAATAGTTTCTCTAATGCTTTGTAAGCACTCCAGAAATCTTTATCGAAAGGTTGTCCAAACTTTTCAATTAAAGTAGTAACAGAAATATACTTTTCATTGTCATTTTCATTCCAATATGTGTGTTCTTTTTCATTAAAACATATTGATCCATTTTGTTTATCAATTTGCATGCTTTTTAACGTTTTTCTTTTAGTCTAATCTTATCTTCTATAAATTTTCTATTCTCCAGTTTTTCTTGATCTAATTCATCTCTGATTTGTGATTTTAGTTTGGTTTCTAAAGTAATGAATTGGTTTTGAAAGTACATACCTACTCCAAATATTGCTAACGCAGCACTCAGAGATAAGGCTCCCCATCCAATTACTCCAGCTCCAATTGTAAGAGTTACAATAAAACTTACAAAAGCTAAGACTACTGCACTTATGATTAAGAACAGAGCCGAACCATACTACATCCAATCCTTAGTGTTTTGTTTCATTTTTAAATTTAAAGTTTATAAAAAGTAAAAATAAAAAAATTTACTTATTATTTCTTATTATCATCGTTTCGCAATATTTATTAATATTTATTTTGAACTAAACAAATTTAGTATTAATTTTGTAATAATCAAAATGATTTAAACAATTAATTATTATGAAAATACACAGATTTGAAAATTGAACTTCTAGATAAAAAATTAAGATTTTAATCATTAAAAATAAAAATAAATTATAAACAAGATGAAATCTTCTATACGGAAAATGTAGACTGCTGCAGGCGGTCCTATGAAAAAAATTAAAACTAGAGATATTAATGGTAATTGGGTATATATGGACATAAGTACTGGAAGAACTACTTCTGCAGGTCCTGAAACTGGAACTATTCGTACTAATACTGTTAATAGTGTAGGAGGAGATGTCAAAACTAAACAAGGTAGAACTAAAATTGCTTAGAAACAAGCAACTTCTTACAATAATAGATAGTATAAAGTTCATAACTACGCTGATACTACAATGAGATTAAAATAGAAACATCAAGATGTAGTATTAGATAAACAAGGCGAACCAAAAATCATTTAGACTGATTATACTCCAGCTTTAGAAGCTCCAATGTAGATTGTAAGTCCAGAATTTGATGTACTTACTTTGGGAAGACAAGCTGCTACATCTATGTATAAAGCAGCTAAACCTACTACTGGTGTTTCGTCAGAAATATATTATCATGGAAGTCCAAGATAGGGATTAACTACATTAGAACCACAAAATGGACTTTTATGGGTAACTGATTCTAAAAGTGGAGCAACACTTTATGGAGGAGGAATTACTGGAAAAGGTTCTTTATATAAAATAAATAATATTGATTTAGGAGATAACATTTTAACAGTAAATGGTAAATTTCATTCTCCTTTTAAAGTTCCATTAAAAGGTTTACCAGAAGATGTATTAAAATATCTTCCAAAAGATAAATATACTTATATAGATAGAATAGCAGATGCTGCAAAATAGGCTGGATATTCCAGCGTTTAGTTTAAAAATGTGTTGGATTTTGGAGGTAAAGGTGCTAGTATTAATCCATTTCATTCGTATATGTATAAACAAACAGCAATATTTAATCCAGTTAATATAACTTCTGAATTTGTAAGTCCTATTTCAAGATTAAAATTTAAGCAAGGAGGTAAAATGAATATACTATAGTTTTTAAAAAATGGAAATAAAATTCATATAAAGAAAAAGAATAGAGGTAAATTTACAGATTATTGTGGAGGTAAAGTAACAGATGCGTGTATAAGAAAAGCAAAAGCTAGTGGTAATCCTACTCTTGTTAAAAGAGCTACTTTTGCTGCTAATGCTAGAAAGTGGAAACATGCTAAAGGTGGAATTCTTTATGGATCTGAAGGTATGAATTTAGGATATGATATGAATCAAGAAATGGATGTTGGAATGGGTCCAGAATTAAAAAAGAATAAAAAAATTACTGTTCCTGTTGGTTCTAAATAGAGATAGAAAGAAGCATATGACTGGTTTAAATAGAGATATTCTAATGTTGATTGGAATAACATGAATTATATTTATAATTAGTTTAAAAGAGCTGGAATCCCTTATGATACTACTATTGCTGTAATGGGAAATATTGTTCATGAAAGTTAGGGAAATCCTAGAAAAAGGCAAATAGACGGAGGCCCAGGATATGGTCTACTTCAATGGAATAAAGGAACTGAACCTGGAGGTACTTTAGTTGCACAAACAAGAGGTATTATTTCAGCTTTAAAAGATCCTGCAAGTCAATCTAATTATTGGTATCATGGAGGTGCTGGAAGTGGATTTAAAACAGGATAGGATGCTCAAAAATATATAATGTCTAAAAATAATTACAATTTTACAAATAAAACTAAAGTATTTTCAAATAGTTATTTAAGGCCTGGAAAACCCCATCTTGAAGATAGAGTTAAATCATCTAGACTTTTAGCAAGACTTTATAAAGAATATAATAAAGGAGGAATATTATGAGTGTTTCTGCAAATTTAACAACAGAATTTAAACCTCTCCATCTTAGTAACAATATAATTAATTATAATACAGATCCTTTTGGAGAATTAGACTTAAAACCTTCTTTACCTTTTTCTAATGATTCGGAAGAAATTATTAAAAATAATAATTCTTTGTTTTAGAAATTTTTAGAAACAGCTTCAAAAGAATCTTCTACAAAACCTTCAGAACAATTAATTTTTGAAGTTCCCAGAAGTTCTGTTAATATTCCTTCTTCTACAATAACATTAGAACCGAGTTCAGAAGCTTCAAAAACTACTTCTTCTAAATCATCTTTTGATGCTGGAGATGTAAATCTTTCTTTAGAAGAAATATTAACTCAGGAAGGAGTACATTATAGAATAACTAGTGGATATAGAGGAAAAGGAAGTTTAAGAAATGGTTTAACTAAACAAGGAAAAAGAAGTAATCATAATAAATTAGATTCTAAAGGGAACCCTATGGCATATGATGTTGTTCCTAATGGAGTTAGTTGGAAACAATTTAAAAAGGAAATATACGGAAATCCAAGAATTATTAATTATTTAAAATTAAGGAATTGGGGAATACTTGATGAAGCAAGAAAAGATGTAGCTGCTAGAACTGGAGCAACTGGTCCTCATTTACATATAGGAGCAGATGCTTTAGGAAGAAGAATGCTAGCTTCGTAGTTATCACATTCTCCTCTAAGAGCATAGTCAGGAATTAAACTTCCAGATGTTAACTTAGTTAGTTTGTTTTCAACAGATAGTGCTTTAGTATCTGAACCTGAAATATATAAATTTTAGGATAACAATGTAAATTATAGAAATCAAAATTTATTTAATGAAATATATAATTATGAACCTAAAGAAAAAGAAGAAACTGAAGAGGATAAATTAACATCATCTCCATTTTATTATAGAGAAGAAACACAATAGTCATATACTCCTCAATAGTCATATATTCCTCAACAATAGACTAATGTTGCGTTTCAATCTTCTATTTCGACTCAAAATAATTTTAAAGGCGATTCTATACAATCTAGAGTTATGAATTATTTTTTAAATAAAGGTTTATCTAAACATGCAGCAGCAGGAATAATGGGAAACTTATATGTAGAATCAAGACTTAATCCTTCTGCTATTGGAGATAGAGGAACTTCAGGTGGTATAGCACAATGGCATGGTAACAGGTTTACATAGTTAAGAATGTTTGCTAAAAAGAGAAATAAAGATTGGAAAGATTTAGATACTCAATTGGATTTTCTATGGTACGAACTTAATAGTACATATAGAAATGTATATGAAAAAATAAGAAATGCTAAAGATTCTGACAGTGTCGTCAATATTTGGGGACATGATTATGAGAGATTTGCTGGACATAATAATTTTAATAATTCAAATTATAGAAATCGTAGAAAATACGCTAAATATTTTAATAACTTATGAGTACAAATAATTATAGACTTATTCCTAGATATGATACAGGTAAGAAAATTACAAAAGCAATAGGAATAGGTATAGAGAGAAGTTTATAGAAAACTACAAATGCTTCAGAAAAAGCTGTCAAAAAGACTGCTTCTAGACATAAAAAATTTAGATAGAAATGGGAAACAGATCCTAAATTTAGAGATGCGTATGATAAAGGATCTAGTGAAATAAAGAGAGTAATGGTAGAAACTGGAGAGTATGCAACTCCAACTAGAAGAACATCTAGTGCTGTTGCTAAAACTGATAAGACATCTAAAGAAGTTGCTAGAGTTAATAAAGCTGAACAGAAAGCTACTGATGCTGGAAAAGCAGCAGCTAAGACCACAGAAAAAGCTACTGATGCTGGAAAGAAAGCTGCTAATGTTGGAAAGAAAGTAGCACAAAAAACTACTAATACTCCAAAGCAATTACCAGCTGTAATACCACCTACTGGTCCTACTGATGTTGCTGTAATCCCACGTAATCTTCCAAATAGAACTAAAAATCTATTAAGAAGTAAATGGGGTAATAGAGCAATGTGGCTTGGAGCTGCTGCTCTTGGTGCAATGTTATTAGGTTCTGGAAATAATAAAGCAGAAGAAATTTCAACAGCTGGAACTAATGATTTAGGAGAAGATACTCCACAATTAGTTAATAACTTTGGACATATTGATGATGCTGATTTAACACCAGCTCCTAATCCAGCACAGCAGCAACAAGATCCAACTCTACAAACAAACCCAAGAGATATAAATACCCCAGCTAGCAATACTGGTAGTACAACAACTTCTGGAACACAAACTACTACTACACAAGATGCTACTGTTCCACAAAATACAGTTGTTCAAACAACAATTCCTGTGGCAACTCCATTTCCTGAAGGATATGTAATTGATAGACGTGGTGTAAGACATCAGTTAGATAGAATTGCAGATGGTGCATATGGAAGTAATACATATGAATTAGTTATTGGATTAGAAAATACTCCAGATAATAATCCGTTTAAGAGAGCTTTAATGAATAGATTAGGAATGGCTACATGGAATAGTAATGAAGCTTATAATAGACTTGCTCAAATGGGAATTAGAGGATATATAGGTGGACGTGATAGAAGACGTCTTAGAAACTTAATTAATTCAGGAACTAATATAAACGGAGAAATTAACGGATTTAAAACTGGAGGAAAATTAAAATTAGTAAAACGTTATGTCTAATGAAAGATTAATTCCAATAGGAGCAGCTGGAACTAAAGTAGCTAAAACAATAGCAGAAGTTGTTAAAAAAGCTTCAACAAAAGTTGCTCCTGTTGAGAATACTGTCAAAAAAGTTGGAGAAGCGGGTAAAACTGTAGAATCACAAATAAATAAAAATTTAACTAAATCTGAAGCTGAAACTCTTTCTAAATTATCTGAAAAAGATTTTAAAAGAATGTCTTCGGAAGAAAAAAGTTAGCTTAAAGAATTAAAAGTAAAGTCTTTAGGAGATTTTAATTATACTGGAAAACAATTTTCTTACAAAGATATAGTTAATCAAGATGGAACAATCAATTATGAAAAAGCTTATGATATATTAAAAGAAGTAGAATCAAATATTCCTGGAGCAACTTCTTTTGAAAAAATAAGTAATAAAGGAAAGAAAAGACACGAAGAAGATAATACTTTAAATTTATTATCTCATACTTTATCTGTTGGAAAGTCTGCATAGAATTTAGGTTTAACTAAAAATTTTACCAAGCAAGAATTTGTTTTTTCAGCTTTAGCACATGATTTAGGAAAAATAGTTACTTCTGAAGAACATCTTCATGGTCCTGTTGGGGCAATTTTAATAAAACAAATTTTTCCTGATATTCCTGATAAAGTTGTTGTGGCTGTTAGAGAACATATGGCTAGAAATACTTTTCAAAATGACTTACAAAAAGCTCTTCATCTTGCAGATTTAGCAAATGGAAGAAAAACGGTTTAGGAAGTAATGGAAAGATTTCCAAGTGCAAAACCATATGCTTCTACAAAATATATTGTTCCAAAAGAACATAGAACTTTAAGTTCTTTAGCTTCCGAATTACAAGTAATTCCTAAAGAAACTACTAAAGGAACAAAGTATAGATTTTCTAAAAATCCAGACGGTTCTTATCGATTTAGAGATATTAATGATGAAGGAATTCCTTTAATAGAAACTCCAGAGGGAGAATTAACAAAATATTCTGACTATGTTAAGCAACTAAGAAGATCTTTAGAAGAATCTAAAACATTAGATAAAGCAAGAATATCTGAAGTTAAAGGAAGAAAATTTCTTGGAGATATTCCTATATATAATTCAAATATTGTGTAGAAAATAGCTCAAAAGATTCTTTCTAATGAAAATGAAATTATTAAATTAAGAGATGCTGTAAAAGCAGGAAATAAAGACGCTGCTCATGTTCTACTTAATTTAAAATATGCTTCTACACATAATATGGAAGGAATTGAACTTTTAGGAGGAGGTACTGCTGGAAAAAATATTTTAAAAGAATTCAGATTAACTCCAGGATAGATTTCTGATATTGTAGATTAGTATAAATTAGGATATAAAGGAATTGTCACTCCTGTTATAAAAGGTTCCGGTAATTATTTAGGAAGAAACAAAGGATTTACTACTTCTAAAAATTTTGGAGAAAAATTATATTTAACAAATTCTCCATTAGTAGCATTACGCTATTCTGATTTAAGAGTTCTTAAGAAAAGAGAATCTAGAGAAATGTTACTTCAAGGATTAAATCCTTAGGATAAGCAAAAAGCAGAATAGATAATTGAAGATATTTTAGATTTCAATAGAAAATATAGAATTAAACAAGGAGATTGGGATTTAAATATCTTTAGAACTGGCTATAGAAAAGGAAGTATGGAAAATCTATTACCATCTCTTTATGAAGGGAATCAACCAAAATTAAGAAAGTTAATGGAAAAATATGATGAACTTCAACACCTTTTAGGAAATCGTAATTTAGCAGTAGGCGGAACACGTAGAGGAATAGCTTTAATTAATCCAAATGTTGTTACAACAAATTATGGAAGAAAAACATATAAAGGACATTTATCAAAATAGCATCCTTTATATCCTTACTTTAAAGGAGGAGATCATAATTTATGGACAACCTTTTTATAGCAATTAGGTATTCAACAAGGAGTTACTAGTAATATAGGAGAGACCTTAAAAAAAGCTTTAGATAAAGGTGCTCCATATGGTGTTGATTTAATGGTTAGACCTTAGGATTTCATAGTATCTCGTTGGAAAGAAGGAGGTAAATTAGATTTAATTAAACAGTTTAAACAAGGAGGTTTAATTAATGATTTAGATAAACCCAAAACATGGGAAGAGTATCAAAAACGAAATAGAAATGGATAGCGAAAGAATTTGGAGAAATGTTAAATCAATATTTTTAGCTACCAGAGGAAGTATAAGTAGTAAACGAGTATGTGGAGTTATTGGATGGTTAGTATGCCTTACGGTTTTAATTTATTGTACTATATTAACTATACAAGCTCCATTTTTTGCAGATGCAGTTTTAATAGCAACTGCTGCATTACTTGGTGTTGATAGTATAACAGGAATATGGAAATATTCTAATAAGAAAAATTTAGAAGAATAAAAAAATTGATTTATTATGAAACTTACTTTAAAGCGCATTGCAAAAAAAGACACATATACTATAGGTAAATTATATATAGATGGAGTTTATTTCTGTGATACTATAGAAGATAAAGATAGAGGGTTGTATTAGACATAGGATTTACAAGAATTATAGAAAATTAAAGTAAATTCTAAAACAGCTATTCCAACAGGAATTTATAAAATTACTTTAAATGTTACTTCTCCTAAATTTGGAGCTAAAAAAATATATCAATAGATTTGTAAAGGTAAACTTCCTAGATTATTAGATGTTCCAGGATATGATGGGGTGCTTATTCATATTGGAAATACTCCTGAAGATACTGCAGGATGTATTCTGGTAGGTCAAAATAAAGTAGTAGGAAAAGTAATCAATTCTACTGAAACATTTAGAAAATTTTATAATAAGATTAAAGACTAGAAAAGTTTAACAATAGAAATAAGATAATATTTAATAAATTAATAAATAATTAAATTAAAATGAAAAAATACATTAATAAATTTGACAGTCATTCAAATTATGAAGATTTTATTTAGGGTGAAGATTTTGTAAGACCAAACGTATCATTATGCGTTAATGAAAACGAAATTCATTATGATCCAATAATTAAATATGTTGCAATACCTCTCCCAGCATCTACGCATTATTGTACAATAGGAGAAATTGAAAACTCGACATTTAGATTATATTGTAGAGAAAATAATGTATTAAGAACTCTTACAAATGGAGAAGTGGATGGAACAGTTACTCCAACATCAACATATCTTAATTTATGGAGTAAAGTACTTCCAACAAAAGGTTATGATGTAACATCAATTGAAATAAAAAGTGTATCTTACGAAGATGGAGAAACTATTCCAAATTGGGAAGAATTTAAATCTTTAACTTAGTAATTATGAATAAACATTTAAAATTATTTGCAAATCACTCAGCTTATTCACAAGCTGAAAGTAATTTAGATAAACCAAATGTAGCATTATGCTAGTAGGAAGGAGATATACATTACAACCCATACGTTGACCCTTATAATGGTCATGAGTACGTTGAGATTGGCGGCTTGAAATGGGCAACAATGAACATTGGAGCAAACAGTATTACTGATACAGGTCTTTATTTCCAATGGGGTGATACTCAAGGTTACACTGCTTCTCAAGTAGGTAGTGGTGAAGGACAGAAATACTTTGGTTGGGCAGACTATAAGTACGGTAATAGTAGCTCACCAGGTGCTACAGTAATGACCAAGTATAATGCTACCGATGGCTTAACAACACTTGAGGCTTCTGATGATGCTGCTGTTGCTAATTGGGGTGGCAGTTGGCGTATGCCAACAACTGCTGAATTCCAAGCTCTTGGTGCTGCCGTAAACACTGAATGGACTCAAATTAACAATGTATATGGTATATTATGCACAGATAAAGCAGATAGTTCCAAGACATTATTCTTCCCTGCTGCTGGCTACTGTCGCAATGGCAGAGTCAAGAGCGTAGGCGATAACGGTTACTATTGGTCTAGTTCTCTTAACACTAATATTGGGCAGAGCGCCTACGACTTAGACTTTTACAGTAGCGATGCTTACTGGGATAGCTACTACTACCGCTACTACGGCTCCGCAGTTCGCCCTGTGGTTGGTTAATAACTTTTAAATTAAAATTATTATGTTAAAAAATATCAAATTATTTAGTACTGATAACGATAGAACTACTTATGAAAGTAGTGCAAATTATGAAACACCTTATGTAAGTAAGGTAACAGCAGACAATAGTGTACATTATAACACAAAGAAGAAAAAGTATGTACCAACACCTGGATTATCTAATGAAGAAGATGTAGTTGAATTAGCTAATTTATATATTGAAGAATATAATATAGAAAATGGAACTAATTTACAATTAAGGTATTCTATGGTAATGACTGGAGATGTACAATAGTGGTATGACGATTGTAATAATAAATATTCTGAATGTTATCTTGGAGTATTGGATAGTAATACTTTTGCTGCATCAAATATGTTAAAAGTACCTGCAATCAGAGAAGATGGTTATTATTGCTATTATTTTCCAGAATCTGGATGTTGTAAAATTGAATATTATTCTTCTCATTCTTAAAAAAAGAGCTACATAGTGCACCTTGTAGCAGATTAATAACTTTTAAAATTAAATAAATATGAATAAACACTTAAAATTATTTGCAAATCACTCAGCTTATTCACAAGCTGAAAGTAATTTAGATAAACCAAACGTAGCAGTATGCTAGTAGGAAGGAGATGTACATTATAATCCTTATGTAGATCCATATAGTGGACATGAGTACGTTGAGATTGGAGGTATCAAATGGGCAACAATGAACATAGGTGCTGAAAATGTAACTGATGCTGGATTGTATTTCCAATGGGGCGATACTCAAGGATATACAGCAAGTCAAGTAGGTAGTGGTGAAGGAAAGAAATATTTTGATTGGTCTGATTATAAATATTGTAATGGAACAAATTCAGTTATGACTAAATATAATAGTAGTGATAATAAAGTTGTATTAGATTTATCTGATGATGCCGCTTATACTAATTGGGGAGAAAATTGGAAAACTCCATCTGAATCTGATTGGGATAATTTAAAATATAATACTACAGCAACTTGGACAGATGATTATCAAAACACAGGAGTTAAAGGAACAATTCTTGTTAGTAAAACTGATAGTAGTAAAATATTATTTTTTCCAATAGGAGGAAAGGCTGTGTACGGATCTATTTTAAGTGATTTAACAGGTAATTGTTTATCTTCTTCTCTTGATGAAGATACAGAAATAATATATTCTAAAGTTTCTAGAAAGGATGTAATAGATAAAGAATATGATATTAGATGTAATGGGTATAATGTTCGACCAATTGCAATTAATTGATACAAAAAAAGGCGGCTCAATTACGAGTCGCCTTTTTTCATGTTTGGTATAAAATAAGGTAATGTTATTCCATTGTTGTAATTCCAACTTGGATTAAAATAAGTATCTTTTAAATAAAGAAATATCTTAACTGCATCGTTCTTTGTGTTTTTTCCAATTATATATTCCTTATCTGTTATTGTTACAGGGGTTCCTATAAAGTTTAAATTAATTTTCAT